ACTCTACCAACTGAGCTACACCAGCGTATTAATCACAATAGCCATCGTCTTCTATTATAATTATTGGTTTGTCTTTGATATCTTTATTCATTAGTGATAGTATATAGCCGAGATACAAACGTGTCAACGTATTCTGTAATGCGTTACAAAAAAAAGGAAATGTTGTGTGTTATGGGGGTGCATATACACCCCCGTAGATTAAAGTTATGCCGCTACAAAGTATAGAACACTTACTGCCGCGATAGCCATTGATCCCATGTTAAGATCTGATGCTCTACCACTTAGTGCTTTAATTAACACGTGTGCTATAAATCCTAGTGCAATACCATATGCAATCGAAAATGTTAATGGCATGATGATTGCCGCCAGTACAGCAGGTGCATATTCTGATACATCTTCCCAGTCAATATCCTTTAGATTTCTAAGGAAGTATGTTGCAATGAATACCAATGCAGGACCAGTAGCAAAAGCAGGAATGCTTTGTGCCAATGGGGCAAAAATAAGACATGCTAAAAATAACACTGCCACTGTAACAGCAGTAAGTCCTGTTTTGCCACCTTCCTTGATGCCTGCGCCTGATTCGATGTATGATGTTGTGTTTGAAGTTCCCATCAATGCACCCACAGTTGTTGCTGTTGAATCAGCCAGTAGTGCTCGATCAATACCTTCCACTTCACCTGTTTTCTTATTAACTTTCCCAGTCAGATTTGCAACAGAAGTAAGTGTTCCTGCTGTGTCAAAAAAGTCCACAAACAGAAACGCAAACGCTGTGCCTATAAAGCCTGCTGTTGCCAACAATGAAAAGTCAAGTGAGAAAGCATGAGCTGGTGACGGCACTGCTCCAACAACACCTGATATATCTGCAACACCAAATATCCAAGCAATAATACTAACTGCAAGAATACCGATGATTATGGCTCCTGGAATTTGCCTCTTATCAAGTATAGCCATAATTGCAAAACCTAATCCTGCAAGTAAAACAGGCCAACTTGAAATATCACCTAAACCAACTAGTGTGGCAGGATTATCTACTACAATGCCAGCATTTTTAAATCCTATGATTGCAAGAAATAATCCTATACCAGCACCAATGCCAAGTTTCATCGACTTTGGAATCGAATTGATAATATATCGTCTTGCCGGAGTTACTGATAGTAACAAGAACACAAGTCCTGCTACAAACACAGCTGCCAACGCTTGACTGTATGTGTATCCCATGCCAAAAATTACACCAAATGTAAAAAATGCATTAAGTCCCATTCCGGGTGCGAGAGCCACAGGCCACTTTGCCCATAGTCCCATTATTAATGTACCTATCACAGCGGCAATAATAGTTGCTGTAAACACAGCACCAAATGCCATGCCGGTGCCTTCTGTAGAAAGTATTGCTGGATTGACCACAGTGATGTACGCCATTGTTAAGAATGTTGCTACACCTGCCATGATCTCAGTCTTTACAGAAGTGCCGGCCTTGGATAGGCCAAACAGTTTTTCTAACATATTTGTTATCTCCTCTTATAATTGGAACGTTTATTGTAGCAGATTATAACCTATTTTACAACACAAGGAAATATTTTTATTGTGGATGAAAAGGGGGCGTGATACACCCCCATGGTTTTTTATCCTTTGGTGATAATTTGATATGCACCATAAGCTATGGCGGCATAAGCGGCTATGTTTACCCAACTGCCTAAGAATAGTATAATAAGTCCTACTGCTACTAGTCCTATTCCACCATGAGATGCCTTTTCTTTTAGTCTATCTGTAATCCATGACATAATTGTTCTCCTTATATAATGGGATATATTACACAAATATTTAAGAGGAAAACCACACAATTAGTGCCAACAGTATTAGTGCAATTCCTTGAAATAACACTCTCATTCGCATAAGTTTGTTACTGTTTGCTTTATAAAAACTATTATTCAAAGCCATAGCAATTATGCCAATTACAACCATGAGAAGGGCCAACAGCATGAAAATTAATAGTACATAGTCTCCGAAGTTAGATGGCATTAGTAATAATTTTCCAAAAGCCAATCATATATTGGCACTTTCAAAGCGAAACTTAATGTGCCATTAAGGCCTAAAACATTTGTCTGACTAAGCACGCCATTTGATATAGTTTTATAAACACTTTTCTCAATCAGTAGTGATGTTAGGTCCAAGTCATTGAATTTAAAATTTTCAATTGTAATTAGACTGTCATCAAGTATTTTTTTATTTTGATCAACAGTGGTGTTAGCTTCATTTTTGTTATCAATGGTAAATTTTAAAAGATGATCCCCCTCAGATAAAACAACCTTTTTATTAATAGTATTGTATGCATGTCCTTGGTCAACATGTATTAGCCTATCATCAAAATGTATAGTAAAAGTTAAAGGATGGTCAATCCATTTATGTGAATACTCTAAATAAAAATTAATTTTCTCCATCTGAGTATTTAAACTGTGTGTATATTAGTAATGATAAAATGGAGTAAAGCGTGATGCTTCAAGAATCTTATGGTTAATTTTATTAAGGTCTTGATCAAGTTGCACTTGGTGTGCATTTCCTTGTTTTTTACGGCTTAGAGCACGAAGATAGGACTGTGGAGTCCTAAACATCGTTGCCCATTTTATGTTTCTGTGTGACACCCTAATATATGCCTTTTCTTGTTAGTTCAAGTTGGCGAGCTTCCAAGTCATATCTGTCCACACTTTTTGATAGATATTCTTCTATCCACTCTTGTTTAGTTTGTACTCTAAAAGCATTCAGAATAGTTCTAATTAGTTGCATTTATTTTATTCTCCTACTCATGTTTACGGCTTTACTATTTCCTGCAAACACAATCTTGTTTGCATTTAAATTTGAGAATTTAAAACTTGAAGATGTCTTAGATTCTTTTAATATGTTGTTTGTTATTCTAGTCATCTTTTTTTTCCTTTCTGTACGGATCTGGACCTTCACCTTTCATCCATGCCCAACGTTGTTTGTCTTCTTCTGATGATGGAATTATTTTAAGCATTAAAATAATATTACCTATCACCAGGATTAATGCAGTTATTATGAAAAACCAAATTTGTGGTTCAGAGATCATGCGGCTTTTTTATGATCATTAGGGAATGATCCTTGCCTTTTGAATGTAGTGTACGCCCACTGCCAATCATGTCCGTATTCCATTCTGCAAAATGAGATAAGCTTTTCGTCGTTATTACTAAAAATACGGTTAACAAAATTAGTGAACTGACTAAGACTTCTCGAAGTGCTTTCAAATACTTTGTACATACTGTCTCCTTTCTTACCATTTGTACACAGGATGCCAAATCCCATGTGAATATACCCATTGGCCTTGTGTTTGCTCTTGTTTTTCAGTTGACATATGTGAATGCCTCCTTGACGTTTTTCTTATGGCCTAACCTTGCTAACTTTGTTAATGATGTTAATAATTTTAAAATTTTTTGCATTTTGATGTCCTTTAATCAGTATTAATTTATACAATAAAATCCATAAAATACAGTGTTAATAAACTACAACAGATGTGCAGAAAAAACACTGTTGGGCATCATGCACAATAACTATTTTTTACATGTCCTTGATTGTAGAACAACGACACATTTTATTTTTACACATTGAAAAAAATGCAGGCACAAGCATCACCAATTGGCTGGATAATTTTGCATCTACTCATAATGACAAAACATATTTGATTCATCATAGACATGTTGAATGGAAAAAACTGCCTTCGCCTTACAACTCTTATTGGACTTTTTGTGTTGTGCGTAATCCATGGTCCAGGCTGGTTAGTAGATACAATTATGATGTGTCTACATACCTACAAAAATATCTTGCTGGCGAAGGTGACTACTTTTTAAAAGTCTATGAAAAATTACGGAAAGGATTTGCCTATTGGATTAAAAATGATGTATACACTTTACCCTCTGTTGAACACAGGATGAAATGGCAAAACCAAGTTGAGATATTTGAAGGTTGCAACGACATCAACATATTGAAATACGAAAATATACAAGAAGATTTCAAGTTGTTACAAAACAAGTTAAAATGGTTTGAACCTTTGCCACATGCAAATGCGACTATCGAATGCGACTATAAAAGTTATTACACCGACGAATTGATAGATATTGTGGCTAAAAAGTATAGTAAGGATATTGAGATGTTTGGCTACACGTTTAAAGGTTAGCGTCTTCCATGCCTGCAACTCTAAGTTTTACAATGTTTGTAATATGCCATTGTTTTTGGTCAAGTGCTTTAATAACGCCTAACCATTTATTGCGTAGCAGTGCCCATTCGTTGACAATGGCTTCATAGTCGCACACCTCATCTTCACCTTCTGCATATTTTTCAGCATCACGTGACGTAAGTGCTCTCTGATAGTTTTCAAGATATTTTTTGTAGTGTTTGGTTTTTAATCTTCTAGCTTGAATTTCTAAATGTTTTAATATGCCTTCAATTTCTTGTAGTTGGCGGAAACGTGATTCCACAACACCTGGCATCGATGCAGATTGTTTCTCTATGTTTCCATGTAGTTTTACTTCACTTGATGCTTGATCAAGTTCGCTTTCATAATAAGCAATAGCATCGGGAATCTTTGTTATATCCTGTGATATTTGAGAGAACCAGTTAGGCATCCTCGAAATCTTCTTCATCCTCTTCGATGTCTAAATTATATCTTATGGCTTCATCAAGATCGTCATCGTGTCCGATTAGTTCTTTAAGTTCTTCATCTTCAACGCCATTATCCATAGCAATGTCAACAAACTTTTCCGCCACCACGGATTTGTCCTTAGCTGATACGTATGATTTCATCAAACCCCAAACATCAATTAGCATCTGTGTCTCCATTGTTTATGTTTTGTACTGCTTCTTCTTCCTCTAAATTTATTTCCGGTGTGGCATGTTCATCTAATGCAACCTGATTACTTACCTCTTGCATGACAATTTCCAAGTTGTCCTTGCCCCATGCTTTTCTATAGTCAAGTATCTCTTTTCCAGTTGCTGTTATATATTTCAAACGATTACCTTGTTGTGTAATAAGGCCTTTCTTTTCGAAAAGATCTAACAGACCAGAATAAGGATCCATGCCTGTTTCATATGGAATCTTTATTTGTACACCTTCAAAAGGCTTTGCAAATCTTGTCTTCATTACTTTACATGCGGCTCTGATGCCCCTGACGTCAGTAATTTTATTGCCTGCTTCATCTTCTTTTAATTTAAGTTTTTTCATTGCTACAACAATACTTGATGCATACACAAATCCTTGTCCACCACTAATTTTATCATCTGGATCAAACATGTCTTGCGATGCATATGTATGATTGGTTGCTACCATGCCAACATTAAGACTGCCGAACATGTTTACACAATTTCTTACCAGTGCTGTCAACGCCTTAGGCTTTCTACCCAAGTCACCTTTCATGTCTCCTTTATTGAACTGATCTACATCTGTAGGAGTCATCATCATACCAAGTGAATCTAATACAAACAAAACTTTTGGCCTGTCTGCTGGATCTTTATCGCTATAATCAGTTTTGTATTCTTTTACAAAGTTAGATATTGTTTTTGCAACATCATCAATCATACTCATGCCCAATCGCAACAACTTGTCCTCTGCAGTGTCAACTCCTACTGCTTTTAACCATGCTTCATCTAGTGCATTTTCGGAATCAACTAAAATTACAAATATGTTTTGTTTTTGTGCTTCTCTGATAATGTTGCCTGAACAAATATATGATTTGCCAGATCCTGATTCGCCTGCAAACACCGTAACTTTGCCAAGTGGAATGCCTTTGTAAAAGTCTCCGGATATCAAATAGTTAAGTGCATGATTGCCTGTAGATATCCAATCTGTAGGATCATTAAATCCAATGCCTAGTCCATCAATGGATTTTGTTATAGACTTTCTAAATTTTGTTACATCAAACGGTTTGACCATTTTGTTCTCCTTATGTTAGTATACATTTTATTATTCATTTGTCAATAACTTGTGTGCGTATTCACAAATGTGTTCGTGTCCGATTTTGGTTGGATGGTTTTTAGCCCAACCTGTTTTAATTAACCATGATTTATCTGGTTTCAAAAAATACATAGGTGGTAATGCATCATGTAAAATTTTGGTTTGATTAAATTTTTGTTTACATTTATTATCATCAACGAAGTTTGGCATTCTTTTCAAGAAACTATCATACTGATTGTCCCACCAGTCTAGATCGATAGCCTCTTGTATAGATCCATCT